GCAGAACCATCAGGCGATTATCAAACAATCTCAATTAACGATTCTTTAACAAAAACAGAAAAGAAAGTAAGATCTGCAGCAGTTAAAATTACTGATGGGTATGGCCATGGATCCGGCGGAATCGTACAATATCGTGATTTACAGCTCGTCATCACTGCGCAACACGTTGCTGATGGTCGCATTGGCCAGCGATATCATATTTTAAATGGCGGAACGATGGAGACTGCTTTGTTGATCTATGCTGATCCTCTGCATGATATTTCAGTGTTATATTTAGCATCGGGCAATGAATTAGAAGGAAGGGGCATGAAATATTCTCCTAGGCAAGATCTTATGCCAATTGGAGGAGAAATTACATATTCCGGGCACCCTTCGTGGCATAGTTTAATGACTTATCGCGGTTATGTTGCCGGAATTGAAACTCTTGCTGGTCAAGGCCCGCAGCTTATGCTTAATACTTATGGTTGGTTTGGGTGTAGCGGTTCAGTCATTTATGATACAGATGGAGAAATAGTTGGTATACTATGGGGAGTTGACATTGAGCAGCGCCCAGATTTACAGGTTCAAGAAAATATGATTTGGGTTTCTCCAATTCAGAACTTAGATATTAAACTGGCTATTAAAGAATTGTGTATTGCCCTCGAAGATGAGCCGAAAGCATGTAGAAGATGAACAAGTGGAACAAATTTCTCACCGAAGGTGAGCTAAAAACAGTCGGAATTGTTGCCTGTCTTAACGATAAGCAACAATTTCTTGCTCTTAGGCGCTCCGATATCGACGATCGTGAAGGAGAATGGACACTTCCAGGTGGGCATATCGACGATAAAGACGGATCGATCGAGGCAGGAGCGGTGCGAGAGCTTAAAGAAGAAGCCGGCTTAACCTGCAAAGTAGCAGATCTAGTATATTTGGGAGAGCCAAAGCCCGAAAAGCACTATTTTTTGACTCAAAAGTGGACTGGCGACGTTAATGTTGATCGACCAAATCCAAAAACTGACGAAATTGAGCACGATGCTTATAAGTGGCTTACAATTGATGAGATAAAAGAGCTTGCGGATAACAAAATTCCGATCTATTTATTGGAGAAAGCTCTTGAGATCTCCAAAAATGATGACTGACGAAGAAATTCTGCATAAAGCTACGCTTTTGCTTGAGCAAATCTCGCAAAACCCCGATTTACATACCGAATCTATCCTCCGAGAAACTTCAGAGGCCGAAATGAAGGGTGTTGAGGCAATTTTACAAAAAATTGCTGAAAATCCAAAAGGCGTTTTGGCTTTTGATGAGCTTTTTGATGACAAAACGCGCCTTGTTATACGATTTCCTGTAAAAGATGAGACTTCAGAGCTTGGCCAATGGGTTTATGAGCTTGAACAAAACTTGGAAGTTAAGCCAGACTATGATAATGGCATGCTTTCAATAGATAGAGAGTGGGAAGACCACGATGAGCCTATTGACGCAGATGTTGACCGCGTGCTTGGCGGTGGAACTCCAGCGAAAAAGATAAAAAAGAAGATTCAGATGAAAATTGGTAGGTATTTTACCAAATTAGACGAGCTAGTAAAAGAATATATCCAAATAAGAAGAAAAATTGTTGACCGCGGCGATAAATGGTTGCTCGATGAGCTTGCGGATGAGCCATGGCTTAGAATTACCTCCGGAGAAGAAGAAGAAGCCCTAGATAAGCAAGAATTAAAGAAATATAATAAACTTCGTAATAGTTTGGCGTTATACTTGGGCAATACTTCTGCCGTTGGCGTAGGAAAATACATTTTAACTCCCACACAACAAGAAGAGTGGGTAGATAACGAACAAAAACGACGGGATGAGCAAGATAAAGGAGATATCCGTCACGGTCACAAGCCTCGTAAAAGAAAACCGATAGTAGCTCCTGAAACTGGCTTTAAAATTATGGGCGATTATTGGGTAAAGAGGGCAAAATACATCAAAGAGAACATTAATGACCTTGAAAATGACCAATATTCTATTATTTTAACGCGGCACCCTGTCGATGTTATAAGAATGTCTGATTTTGAAAAAATAACTTCATGCCACACGCCCCCAAGTCGCGCAGAAGAGCAACAATCTTATTATAAGTGCGCTGTGGCCGAGGCGCAGGGCCATGGAGCGCTAGCGTATGTTGTTCACACAGAAGAACTGCTCTCGCAAACAAACACAAGCAACATCGACAGCGCCCAACAAGAACTTGAAGAGTATGATGAGATTTTCACAGAGCAAAATCGCTGGATGAGCGGCACTAATCTTGGTTTAGATCCCGTTTCTCGAACAAGATTAAGGCAATTTCGCTATTTTCGTGATTTTGATGGCAAAGATAAGCCATACGAAGGTAAAGAACTCGCAGTTCCCGAAAAAGCCACCTATGGTATGAAAATTCCAGGTCTTATCAGCATCGTAACGAAATGGGCGAGAGAAAAACAAGAGAATTTGTTTGAAAAACTACCAAGAAAAGATGGAAAGATTAATTTAGATAATTTTGAGATTTATGGCGGCTCTTACGAAGACACCGCCGGAACAAGTGGTCGAGAAATACTAATGATGAACCTGACAGGTCTACAAAGTGGTGAATTTATCGGCGATGTGAAGCAAAACAAAGAAACAGAAGACGAGTTGCCCCCCGAGATGGTCGGAGATATTGAAAAGATGCTAGAAAATGCATGTAAAATAGTTAGAGAAAAGTGGAATCCAAAGTATGCTAATTGCCAAGTAGATTATTATGTTAGAGATAATGGCGACGGAACTTGGTTTATTCTACCTGAAGGCAAATTAATGCTCACATGGCCTCTTGATGAGTGGGATCAACTTCCTAATGTGGTAGTAGGTCAAGACATCGCAGCTGATTTAAATGAATCTTATTTTGATCCAGAAGGCATCTCTGGCGATTTATTTAACGTTGAGACCGGCGCAATTTATCGTGGAGGTCCGCAAGATAATGAAGTTATTGTCTTCCGATGTGAATTTACTAATAAACTGGTCCCAAATATGAATGGAGAAGAGACAGTTTATGATGCAGACGGATTTGAATACTTTTGTCAAGGTATCAAAATACTAGACAATAAACAAGACGCATTCCAAGCAATTGTAGAAAAGTATGCTAAACAAGAAGGATGGATGGCCGGCGGTGCTTACGCGAGGGTCGCGCGAGATATTGAAAATCGGGAACTCGATTCATATTATTGGGATGTGGAATACGACGGAGAACATTTCGCAGATTCTTACGAAGCATGGGCTAAAATATCTTATGATTTTGATCCCGAAGAATTAGGAGTAGATCCAAGAATCCTGTTTGATCTCGTTGATCGTAGAGAGTTTGCGCTTCGTCTTAGAGGATTTTTAACTAGCACTGCGAGAGAAGAAACAGGCGGCGAATATTGGCTCTCCATTCGCGATAAAAGTGCAGTAGAAAGTGGAGGTGACATTCGCTATAGCATAACTTTTAAAGTCGACGCAGACACCCCTGACGCGCTTGTAGAGCAGTTTAAGGAACTGGTCACGGGGGATATGGATGACGAAGACGAAATCTCCAAGGCATTTGTGGGCGCCTTGCAAGAAGAAGCTCACAAAAACGGCGTTAAACTTAATGGCGCTACTCCGGCACCCGATAAAGTTCGCGATTTCGATTCGCTTCAAGATCTAGGCGAGAACAAACAATACGATGTCAACTATTTAGTTAAAACGTGGAAGAGGTTTATTCTATGAAACTCCTACTTGAAAATTGGCGGAAGTATTTGGCGGAAGACGAACAACTAGAATTATCTGAAGGCTGCAAACCTATTACTGCTTATCATGCTTCAAATGAAAAATTTGATAAATTTGATATGAGTTTTGCTAATCCAGATGATCATGCTGGAAAAGGAATATATTTTTCAACTGATCTCGAAGATCTGCGCAACGAATATGATCCCTACTCTACTATAGGGAATAAATATATTTATAAAGTCACTCTTAACATCTGTGATGGCGTTCGCTACCCAGAAGAACCTAATCCAGAAATACATAATCATGTTTATGATATTGTAGACACACGGACAATATACCGAATGCTAAACGATAAAGATATA